CTCGCTGAGGGTGTTGAGTTTACAACTGAGGAGGAGTTCTCTAAGAAAGTGAAAACTATCAAAGAGTCTTACTTCACAGAAAAAACTGTAACACAAAGTGAAGTTGCAGACGAAACTCCAGTAGAAGGAGCATCAGATAAGGATATTAGTCCAGCAATGGCACAATACCTTGATGCTATGAATCGCTGGCAATAAATTATATCCCCCAATTTTTCTCATAAGAGCAAATGTTTAACTCAAAAGCTCTAACAGAAAAGTGGAACCCTGTTCTAAGTCATGAAGGTGCTGGTGCCATCAAAGACAATTATAGAAAGGCAGTTACCGCTGTTTTGTTAGAAAACACAGAGTCTCAACTTAGAGAAGAGCGTGGTATGATCAATGAAGCATCCAACACAGTTGGTGCCATTGGTACAAACGCACTCTCAGGTTCTGGACTTGATACAAAAACAGGCGGTCTAGCTGGTTTCGACCCAGTAATGATCAGCCTCATCCGTCGTGCTATGCCAAACTTGGTAGCATACGACATATGTGGTGTACAACCAATGAGCGGTCCTACAGGACTAATCTTTGCGATGAAGTCACATTATCAGCAAAATGGTGCAGCACTAAGAGCTGGTAACGAAGCACTTTACAACGAACCAGATGCAAACTTCTCAGGTAACTCACAAGGACCTGCAGCATTCAACGATCCTATCTCTCCTCTAGGAGACGGTGGTACAACAGATGCTAACCCAGGTTTACTTAACGATGCTACTGGTGGCGGTACAACTGCAGCTAACTACGAGAAGGTTGCTTCAAAAATCGCTAGAGAAGATGCTGAAACTCTAGGATCTGGATCTACTCTCTTCAACGAGATGAGCTTCAGTATAGAGAAGACTTCTGTTACTGCTAAAACAAGAGCACTAAAGGCAGAGTACACTCTAGAACTAGCACAAGACTTGAAAGCAATTCACGGTCTTGATGCAGAGCAGGAACTTGCTAACTTACTTTCTAGTGAGATCCTTGCAGAAATCAACCGTGAGGTTGTTAGAACTGTTTACACAATTGCAAAATCAGGTGCACAAAACAACGTTGCTAACGCTGGTGTGTTTGATCTAGACGTAGACAGTAATGGAAGATGGTCAGTTGAGAAATTCAAAGGACTTATGTTCCAGATTGAAAGAGATGCTAACGCAATCGCACAGCAAACTCGTAGAGGAAAGGGTAACTTCATCATCACATCTGCTGATGTTGCTAGTGCTCTTGCTATGTCAGGTACACTTGACTACTCTTCTGGTTTAACTGGTGGTGGCGGTCCTTCAATCGGAGAAGTAGACGACACAGGTAACCTACTTGTGGGTACAATGAACGGTAGAATCAAGGTCTTCGTTGATCCTTATTCAGCAAACGTTTCTAACACTCACTACTATGTTGTAGGATACAAAGGTACATCACCTTATGACTGTGGACTGTTCTATTGCCCATACGTTCCACTACAAATGCTCAGAAGCATTGACCCATCTACCTTCCAGCCCAAGATTGGCTTCAAGACTAGATACGGTATGGTTGCTAACCCATTTGTTGTTCAGTCTAATGGTACACCTGATGCTGAGGCATTAACTCATGGCATTAACCAGTACTATAGAAGAGTTAGAGTTGCTAACTTAACATAATCCAAATATTGGTAATGCGTGTTACCAAATTGTGGAAAATCCCCCAACTTTGTTAGGGGACACACACAGGGATCCTACGGGATCCCTTTTTTTATGCTTAAATAGTATTGTAGGTATACAGTAACGACATGAACGGTAGACTCGATAAAGTCGCCATGACCAATAGGCTCATGCAACTCAAAAGAGAACTGCATTACAAGTGTGAGATTGGGGAAAAAGGCAAATGGGAATGTATAGGTGCTAACGAGTATCTAAACAAGACCTTAGATGTTCTAGATGAATATTGGCAATGAACCAATTCTCTGTTATAATACAATTATCAAATTACAATCATGGTCTTATCTCAGTACGGTAGAGATTTACTCTCTAAAAAACCAAAACAAAAATCTCCAACTAAAAATTCTTTTACAACCAAGAAGCAAACTATGGTTAGTAAAGAAGAAGTTAGTGAGATGATAGATTTTGCTATCAACCAACACAATAGAAATGCTGGTCAAATTAGCATGGTACTTGGATTCACATTCATGGCACTGTTCGCCGATGGTCTGTTTAGAACTCTAGGACTAATACCTCCTTTTATGGGTATTGATGTAAGCATTGTAAAAGACGTAGTAGACGCAATAAAAGAACAGGTAATAACTCAACTATAAATAATAGGTAGTCGAGATATTAACATGCCTTTAGGCGGAGCAGATTGGTACAAAGAACAACCAACCAATAGGAATTTTTTAAACCCTATTGGTTTTATCCTTGAACTGGAAAAGTTTGATGGTGTGGATTTCTTTTGTCAATCAGCAAATATGCCTGACATTAATATGCCTACAACACAGGTAGCAAGTCAATTTAGAAACTTGCCTATCATACCTGGTGGAGGAGTAGAGTTTGGAGATTTGTCAGTAACTTTTATTGTAGATGAAGATTTAAAAAACTACAATAGCATATACAAATGGATGCGTGACAATGGTAATGCAGATCAGATGGCACGTGAGACACCAGAAAAAGATATATTTTCTAACGGACAATTATTAATTACTACGAGTCAATATAATCCTGCGTTTGTAATAGACTATCAAAATTTATTTCCTGTAGCACTGACAAATTTGCAATTTGATGCTACAATAGGAGATGTAGAATACATTACTGCTAACGTAACATTCAAACATCAGCAGTTCTTTCTTCGTGATAAAAACTTCAAGAAATTATGAATTTTGATTCTCTTCGTAATAAATTTGACAAGTTAAGAAATGATTGGGCAGAAGATAGTCATGTAGACTTTCAATTTAAGAATAAAGAATATAGTGCTGATCTAGGACAACTTGCATTAGACATACCTTTCCAACACAATAAATACTTAAACCATTACACTGACATATCACAGATTAAAACTTCCTTAGAGTTTGAAATTCGTAAATTAGTAAAGGAAAAACGTGAGTATTATTCTGGTGAAGCAGATGCTAAAACGTATGCTGCTAAACCATTTGGATCTCACATAAAAACAACAGAAAAGATGAAGGTCTATCTAGAGTCTGATGATGAGATCATCAACCTAGAAGCAAAGATCAAGTATCTAGATCAAATGCTATATTTTCTAGATCAAGTTATGAAACAAATTTCAAACAGAGGTTTTCAAGTGAAGAGTGCCATTGAGTGGGAGAAATTTGTTAATGGACAATAATGACACATCTTACAGTGAGGAAAAAGAATGAGGTTTATATAACCATTCATTCTGATGAAGAGTACGTCCATAGAGAATTAGCGGACTACTTTACATTTGAAGTTCCAGAAGCAAAGTATTTAAAAAAGAATCCCAGATACAAATACTGGGATGGAACCATACGTCTATATTCCCCTGCTACAGGAGATTTGTATCATGGGTTGTTAGATCATCTACAGATATGGGCGGCAGAGAAACAATATATTGTAGAGTATGAAAAAAATGATTGGTATGGAGATATAAGTCAGGACAATAAATTAGTCTCATTGCCAGCAGTAAAACAATACATGAAAAAAATCTCTAAGATAGAACCTAGAGATTATCAATACCATGCGGTGTATGAAGCGATAAAAAACAATCGTAAGTTACTTCTTTCTCCTACGGGATCTGGTAAATCCCTCATGATCTACTCCATAGTCAGATACTATGCTGCCACCGCAAAGAAGATACTTATAGTCGTCCCAACTACATCCCTCGTTGAGCAGATGGTCAATGATTTTATTTCTTACGGGTGGAATGCTACTGCTCATGTTCATAAAATTTATAGTGGTAAGGATAAGAATACTGACAAACCTATTATAATATCAACTTGGCAATCTATCTACAAGTTTCCTAAAAGATACTTTGATGATATTGATTGCGTAATTGGTGATGAAGCACATCTCTTTAAGTCAAAGTCATTGACAGGTATCATGACTAAGTTACACAATGCCAAGTATAGGTTTGGTTTTACTGGTACTCTAGATGGGAGTAAGACTCACAAGTGGGTGCTAGAAGGTTTGTTTGGCAAATGTGAACAAGTAACTAAAACAGATGATCTAATCAAGGAAGGTTACCTTTCTAATTTTAGGATAAAAATCCTACTTTGTAAACATGCTCCTCAGTATTTCGACACATATCAAGATGAAATAGAATATCTTGTGGAGCATAAAGGTAGAAATAACCTCATAAAGAATTTAGTCAAGGACCTAGATGGTAACACCCTAGTGCTATTTAACTATGTAGAAAAGCATGGTACACCATTATACGAATTGATAAATAATAATGTAGAATCCTCACGTAAAGTATTTTTTGTACACGGAGGAACTGACGTAGAAGATAGGGAAGAAGTACGCAATCTAACAGAGACGGAATCTAATGCAATCATCGTTGCCTCTTACGGCACCTTCTCAACTGGAATTAACATTAAGCGTCTTCACAACATCGTGTTCGCTTCACCATCAAAGTCCAGAATTAGAAACCTACAATCAATCGGTAGAGTTCTTAGGAAAGGAGAAGGAAAGGACATAGCAACGTTGTATGACATTGCAGATGACATTGGTGGACAGAACTATACGCTAAAGCATTTGAATGAAAGGGTAAACATATACAACAATGAAAACTTTAAGTATGAAGTTATAAGAGTAAACCTTAGAGCAAACTAATATGAAAGACGAAGAATTTTATTCAACAATAAAAATCGTAACTGGTGAAGAGATAGTAGCAAAAGTTATCTATCTTGAAGATGAAGATAAAGTTATGTTAGAAGATCCTCTTCTTGTAGAAATGCAGAGATCAAGAAAAGGTGCATTGGAAATTGCTGGTTTTTCATTTAAGGAATGGATGTCGGCGACATTTGAGGATATGTTTGTTTTGAATCGAGAACATATTGTAACAATGTCTGAGATAGATCCTACTATCAAAGAATTTTATATAAAAACATTAGAAAGAATGAAGAGTGGTAAGACGTTAGCAAACACTGCAGACAAATTGCCTAGAAAGTCAGGTTACGTCGGGTCGGTGTCTAAAATGAAACAGTCTCTAGAAGATATTTTTAAGAAGAGCTAGCTTCATACTTAAACCCGCTACACGGTTAGTGTACTGGTTATCTAACAGTTTGTCAAGTACCTTTACAAAACTCCTTTCATTTGCTATACTAAAGACATCATTCAACGCAGTAATGAAAAGAAAAAAAACTGAGTACTATGTAAA